CATCCACCGACTTGAATCTTATGCCAGTGTAGGGTAGGGTCGTGCCAATAGGCGTACGTTCGAACTCATCGCGCACCACGACGCTGCTCCCAGAAACCGGAGCAGCGTACCAATTCGCTGGTATTACCCAGCTAAAAGTGGTGTTAGCAGTGATTTTCAAACGTCGGGTGACACCTGCATAGTTCATAGTTCCAGGTAGTACTTGGAACGTGTCTTCAAGGTACTCTCCGATATTCGTGAAGTAATCAAAGACCCAAGAGTAAGGCATTAATTCCCAAAAAGCGGGAACCAACTTCTCACTCGAAAATCCAAGATGCTTCATTATACCGTAGTCATTACCAGCGATGACACTCAGGTGACCCCCACAGTAATAGCGATAGGAAAGCCTGTAATGATACGTAGTTTGCGCATACAACTGAGGACCTCGAGGTGAGGCCAACAGCTGGTCGCGCGTGCTATGCACCATCCAGTCTCTTTTCGCTGATGCTGAATCTCTGATACCGGTATTACCTTTATTAAGGTAATAGTTTCCGATGGCGTCGATTACGTTCTCAATGTCGCCTATTAAAGGGCGTACACCAAAACCGTAAGCTAACCATGCTGATGCAGCCGTTTTATGGGCTTTACCAGCGTATTCATAAAGAGATTTGCCTTTGGTCCTCTTGACGTTGACGACAGCTAACAACAAGTCCTCAGTCATCTTGGTAGCTTGCTGGACAAGTCCTTTAAGCTCCTTGACTTCTGCGGTAGGTGCTAGCGCGTCCGCGCCTCCAGGCCGCTTCCTAAGCTTACGCTTAAGACGTTCAAGAGCAAGCGATGATAAGTTGCTGTCACCGTTTGTGATGATGGTAGGGAAACCAGGTTGAATGCTAAATACATAAGCATCCTCTTTGGTTCCTTTATTCCCACCAGCATAACAGCTGGATTTGCAACTCGACGGCCGAGCCTTAGCTTCCATGTAGGCAAGCGAATAGACTCGTCCTGCGTCTTGCTTCTTCGCGATCTGGATTTTCCACGAAGGGTTTGATACAGTTGTCCGATAGCACTCCGGCCCGTACGGGTACATGTAGTCGTCAAAGTTGACATAACTAGATGACCCGTCAGGGAGAGTCCGGTACAAAGTACGCCGGAACCTCACTCTTTCGAACCAGGATGTAGTCGGCACGTCACTCACCTCCGTAGCAAGAGCGGTTGGAAAGCCGCTCTTCAAAGCAGACCCGGTGAACTTCAGCGTTTAGCACACGGTGAAGTTGCACAATCAAGTCCCGAGTACGATTGTACTCGTCGATGTTAACAACCTCAAGGCCTTCTCTAGAACCTGTGAAGATCCTAGATAAGCCTAAGGGGATGCTATCAGCGAGATCTAAAAGAGCTCGCCTTTGGTCGTGCAACTCAGCCATAGTAAACGCCTCCTAACGAACTTATAGGGGACCCAAGAAGAGTTAGACCATGTGCTCTAGGATACAGATAAGCTTTAACAGCTGTTTCCGTATCAAAGAGCTAGCGATTAGTGCATCACGGACAGCAAAAACTTCGTCCGCAGTAAACTGATCACTAAGTAGATCGGCCAACCTTTTACAAAGGTCGAAACGATCAACCGTATACCGACCGTTGTACTTCTCCTCGAAAGTTCTCCTGTTTTTACGGGAGATCTCGAGAAGGGCAAAACAGAGGCATACGGGATTTTCGAGCGCAAGCTTACTAACGTGAGACTTGTCTTGAACAGACATGGAAAACTCCTAAAGGGTTGAAGGAAGC